GATTGACCGTCACCGGACTGTCATCCAAGGTGGGTTCATGGCAACGTCTCACTACTGGAAAATCTTGAACAAGATCAAGAAAGACATGGACTTAGACATTCAGCTCTCTACTCACTCCATGCGCAAGACTTTCGGGGATCACAAGTATCATGCTCTAAAGGACAAGGAGTTACCTTCTGGCTACGACGTGATTGACGTGTTACAGGACGCTTACGGGCACAGCAACAGGAAAACCACGCTCCGGTATCTGGGGATCACGGAAGAGGTACAGATGGACTTATATAATACGGAGGTGTTGTAAAAAATGTTTACATTTCTCTACTGGCTAAAATACGGGTAGTGTATCTGCCAAAAACCGGTCATTTTCATATATAGTAAGTGACTGCTTTTTGGCAGGCAAAGAAACGAAAATTGGTTAGGTAGCGCCCAAGGGCGCTCGAGTTTCAAACGAGCAAAAGGGGGAAGGATATATAAAAAACACACCTGCTAACGCAGGGCTACGGGTTTCCGACATTATTGAGCCGTCGATGTTTGACGCACATTCATTTAATCTCTTCGCTGCTGGATGTGGTACAGGTAAGACTTGGTACATAGGAAACAAACTGCTCCGGGACTTCACGCACTTGAAACCCCAAGAGGTTTTATTCGTGACTTCTCGAGCAATGATCGTAGACCAGCAAATCAAAAACACTTCAATCTCAAAATACAATCCCAAAGACATTGCTATTGTAAAATACTGGAACGGTGCTACTGACACACTGGATGAAGTTGAGCACTCCGGCATTCAAGTTATGACTTACGACAAACTGATCGACATTCTCATTAGCAAAAACACAGAGGACTTGGAAACACTCAACCGCGTTAAGTTTGTTGTACTGGATGAGTGCCACACTTTGTTTAGTGACTTGTTTATAGAGAACTTCGCGGCAGTAAAAATATGGATTAAGGAAAAGGTAGACGAGGGGAATAAGATATTCCTTGGTTTGACCGCTACACCCAACATCATCTATTACTACCAGCGCGGGTGGGGGGTCAGGGTTAATCAGTTAAATAAGGAACCTCTACTGAGATATTCTGCAAAGCAACTCGTCTGTACCAACTACGAGACAATCCCCTATCTGATAACCACAAACAAACTTCTAGGCAAGACTCTCATCATGTGTGTCTCTATTAGCGACTGTTACGACCTGCACTCAAAGATTCCAAACTCTGCCGTTCTAGTCAGCAGAAGCAACAAGAAGGCATACATGCCGGAAATGGGAAACATACGGGACTACATTGTGCGCAACAATTCCCTCCCAGACGAGTTTATGTACGTCTTCAAGAGGAACGACGACTTATCCCCCGCAGAATATGAGTTTCGCAAACTCAACGTGCTTATCACTACCAGTACACTCCGAGAGGGGGTAAACCTGGACGAAAAGAGCGGAGTCAGGAATATCATAACTTGCTTTGGGGACGAGTTGCATGTGGGGCAGTTTATGGGAAGGTGCCGGTATAATATTGACACTTTGGTTGTGGCTGACAGGTTTAACCCGTCCGACAATCGCTACACAGACGCTTATATTACCCAGCAGAGAAGTCTTTTCAGGTCTTACATGGCAGATCAGCAGGTAGTCAGATGGTTTGACACCATCTCTCACTTGGTTGACCACGACATTTACGACATCAAGAGGATTGTGTTGGGGAAGAACGAGGCCGGGTTCATTGACTGGATAAACAAGAGATGGCTTCTCCCAATAGGAGCGGACAAGGAAACGATAGAGAAGCACAAGATATATAAGGCGTCCGATAAAGAAGAAATCATAAGGGAAGCGATTCACTATCACTTATACCAGATACGCCGAGACCGTTACACCTTCTCAAAAATCATCAAGACTATGGAAGACGAATTCGGATACGAGATATTTGACGGACGCATGTCTGTAGACGGGGTGCGGTTTACATATAAACTGATTCTCTCTTACAACGAGGAGCAGAAGTGCGAGAAGGGAGAAATTGTACATGGAACGTGAGCCTAAAAATAACTATAGTGTGTATATCCATAGAAATACATATACTGGAAAACGATATGTCGGAATAACAAGCGGGAATGTCAAGACTAGGTGGAATGGGGGATGGGGATATGAGAACAACCATTGGTTTTTTAGCGACATCATTAAGTACGGATGGATTAATTTTGAGCACAGAGTAATTGAAAGTGGCATTTCTAAAGAAGTCGCACAAAACTTAGAAACGGACTTGATATTGAGATACAAGACTACCCATAGGAATTATGGGTACAATGCCGTCTTTGGGCTTGGAAACAATCGTCCCATACAAGAAAACGTTTTTATACCGGGCGATTCAAGCAGATTTATCAGTTACATAAATTCAAACTGGCTTGCCCCTTCCGACGCAACCAAGGAAATGCTTGACCGGTACAAAATATGGAAAGACACAGACAAAACAGAAATTGTCAGCAGATTCGTTGATTGTAAACTGATACCTACGCAACCCCAACATATAACCTTCAACAAAGTAATGTTCACCCTGCAACAAAGCCTAGGTTATACGGTTGAAAATGGACAGCAGCGGTTCAACAAGGAGATGCACCGCTATAGGTTGATTGTCTCCTTTGACGAAGATAAGATCACGTATGAAAAAATCAAAAAGCCGTTAGATAACCTGGGGGGATTGAAAGGAGAGTGTAAAACTCATTGACGCTGGATGGAATATTACCTGTAAGCGGGGTATACATGATTGAAAATACTCGAAATGGGAAGAAGTACGTGGGAAGTAGCAAAAACATCAAAAACCGAATCCGAGATCACATACACAACCTAGAAAAAGGAAAACATCATTCTGTAAAATTGCAGCGTGGTTACACCAGTCTCGAAGACAAATCTGTATTTGTGGCTTCTATAATAGAAGAGGTGCCCAACATATCTCTTTTGCTAGAGAGAGAACAATACTATATTGATTATTACGATGCCTATAACACTGGCTACAATTGCGCAAGCAAAACTGATAATCCGCAATACACTAAAAAGAATCTTGCTAAGGCACAGAAGAAAAAAGAAATAACAGAGTTGTATGCGCACTTTGACGAAATGTATGATTTTGAAACCCACCTTTTTAGTTTCACTGTCGGTCAAAATATCATTTCACGCCACTACAAAAAACCGACCATCAGCAGCATCGTGACGATAATGAGATGGTTCGACGAGAATTACAAAAAGAAAATTCATAAAATACGGTTCCGGTGGTATTTTGATATGCTGTGTCCCGTGGTGCTTGACGAGGAAGATAGACCATTTGCAGTATATGTTTATCGTAAGAACCAGGTTTACCTATCGGAATCCGATACTGATATTATGTTGAGACATCTTACTGAAAACAATCAGTTTGAAAAGGGGGTGCATTATGCGGTAAAACAAATTGAACCATTCGACTGGGAGAGTTTTATCGGCAAGAGACATGGAGACTTATTTTACAGGTCGCTAAAAAGCAAAACAGAGATTGATGACGGCATGCCTATTCTATTGGACAGCATTATTACGGACAAATATCGAAATTTTATGGCTCGTGTAAGTGAATGAGCTTTTATACAACAAAGGAGATTTGAATTATTATGAAAAAAGGAAAATCTAAAAATCGCGTTACACTCATCGACAACTACGCTATCGCCGCTGACGAGCTTCAGTTCATTCTCATGAAGACCGTTATTCGTAAGCGCAAGAAGACGGGAGAGGAATACACCACAGAGAAGACAATTGGCTATTACCCCAACCTGACATCCCTCGGGCACTACGCCATGAAAGATTACATGCGCTCAGGTATTCAGGACGGAAAATGGCTGGATGTAAAACAGATGATTGCGGACACAGAAGAATTCCTTCGCAGGATAGAGGAAGCAACCACCATTAAAACACGTAAATAATCGCATCTAATCATTTCTAATGGTTTCTATCCAGTTGGTAGTCCGTTTGTATGTCCAGGTAAAAACGACATTAAAACGCATAAATAATTGAATCTATTCATTTGAGAATTGGAATATCGTTTCTGGCATGCGAGCGGACTCGCCAACTACTACATCATGCGCTAATCAATCTGTAATGCGTTCTATTCGTTTCTCCTGTATCGGCAGAGTATTTGTTAGGGGATGTTCTAAACGCTTTTCAAACACATTGTAGATTGAAATATAAAAGAAGGAGGTGATCACATCGGACTTTGACTTCACCCCTCGACATCTCCGCTTCTTCTCCCACGCAAGGAGCATGGCGGAGATGAGCGACTACACCCGTTGCCCTATAGGATGCATCGCAGTCTACAAGAACCGGATCATCGGATGCGGATTCAATTCGCATCGCACTCATCCCCTTCAGCAACAGTACAACCAGTACAGGGAGTTTGGAAACAACGCTGGGAATGCACTCGCAAAAATCCATGCAGAAATTTCGGTAGTCTCGCAAATCCAGCATATGGAAAACATCGACTTTTCTAAAGTGGAACTTTACATCTACCGGAAGTGCCGGTCTAGGGAACACGGTCTCGCACGCCCATGTTCTGGATGTCTCAAAGCAATTACAGAAATTGGTATTAAAAAGGTATTCTACACCTCGGATTGCGACGGATACATTTACGAAAAACTATTGGCGTAACCAATCACACCCGACTAGCTATAAAAAAGATAGAAAGGCGAGTGATAAATCAAAATTATGGAAGAAGGTTTATTTTATTATGAAAATTCAAGGAGATTTTATGAACTGCTATTTTTCTGGTAACTGCCCGGATTGCAACAAGGAAACCTGCAAGTGCTGCACAGACTATATCCCCCTGGTGATAAAGCCCATAGAGAAAATGGGAGATGAACTCTTTGGTCTACTATATGGGTATGGTGCTCCATTACGGACAGGAGAATAACATAAAAGGGTGATTTTATTCATACTTTATAACTTATTGGTGGTGATGTTTTATAAATTTAACAAACCAAATACACTGCTATTCAACTGACACAAGCGCATTTTTCACGGACACGGAACATAACCTTCAAGAGAAAATTTATCAGCATATCAATTACAAAAAACTCCTAAAACAAGAACTTGAAGTGCTGGATAAACTTAAAGACGGAAAGACCACGCCCGAAAAAGCTAGAAAGAAATACGGCACTATCTATAGGACATACCCGGACGTGAAACCGGACTATCCAGACGATGTGCAAAGCAGAATCAAAGAGATTTCTCTAGAGGAAAAGGAACACAACGCAGAAATCAACAGACTCAAAACATTATTCAGAGAAGAAATGCAGAAGCCTCACCCAGTCCGCAGCTTCAGGAAGGAATACCTGCGTGAAGAGAACATAATTTCAGTCTTTGAATCTGCGCTAACCAGAACGCTTGGGATGGAAACAAATCATCTATACGATGATATGATTATAGTCCGCGTTTATTATTTTGAAATCCTCAAAGACATTATTCTGGATGGGTTTTACCACAGCGGGGAGAAATACACGTTCCTCACGGCGAGCGCTGGTCAAATACGCACTAAGAAGGTAGTATTCATTAAGGAGCGACTGTGGAAGCAACACTCCCCCACCCTCATGTGCGGACTGACGATTGATAGCATCAATGCGGACGGCGGAATCAACGTCAACAAGTACCTTGCGTACCTCGCTCTTTGCAACAGCGCAACGGAAAATTGGCCCCGTTTTGACATCCGCAAGACCATTGTGGTAGATGACTTGGAGACCCTTGTACGGGGCACGGTGGACTACATAGACGATAAGACATTTGAGATCACGCGGCAGGAGATGGACGTTCCCATAAACCACACGGACGGCTGCGGGATGATTCTTCCTAGGGTGAGCAAGCGCAATTTTATGGTTCGTCTCCCTTGGGTAAAGGGACTTCTGGCATCATTCCCTTTTGACAGGTTTGTAAGAGAAGCAAATGAAGCAGACCCAAGTGTGAACCACGGAGTTGTCACCGACATCTATGGGAAGCGGCATGACGTTCTTGAGGAAGAGATAGAAATCATATTTACTAAAAGTCAATTCAAAGCCTATAAGTATTATTTTGACTGGGACGATTACATTCAGAAGTTCATTGAGAACGGTTGCTCTGCCGGTATCTGCAACGAGGAAGAAACGTATATAGGAGATTCAAAGTTAAACTATCAAGTTTTGCAGACGCTTGCAGACATGACAGATGAAGAACTTGAACACTTGGCACAACCCACCGTAGAGAAGATTTCAAAGATAGCCAGCGACAGGGAAACAATGCTGAAAGCATTTCGTGCCCACAAGGAGAACCGGAACAGGAACGATTTTCAAGAGTGCTTGCGGTTGTACCCGGAAATCTTGTCTGTACCCTATATGCGCGATACTCTCAAGTCAATCAAGGATAGCATCGTAAGGGATGCGAGAGCAGGGAAACTGGACGTAAGCGGAAAATACCTTTTTATTATCCCTGACCTGTACGCCTTCTGCGAGTTTCTTTTCTTGGGTGACAAAAACCCAAAGGGGCTGCTCAAAAATGGCGAAGTGTACTGTAAGATTTATAGGGAGAATGAGAAACTGGACTGTCTTCGCATGCCCCATTTGGCGATGGAGCATGTTACTAGATTTAACACTTCCTTTTATTCTTCTAACGACTGGTTTCATACCGCTGGGATTTACATAAGTTGCCATGACTTGATTTCAAAAGTTCTGGTCAATGATTTTGATGGAGACAAAAGTTTGGTGTGCTCTGATGCGAATCTCATCTCTATAGCGGAACGTAACGGAAGGGACTTTGCTCCCCTCTTTTATAAAACTGCCAAGGCGGGGGCGAAACCTGTTGACACCCAAGAGATGTACAATGGAATGATAGCAGCTTACAGTGGCGGGAAAATCGGTGTCATCAGCAACAATATCACGCGGATCTGGAACAGCGAGTGTCCAGACAAGACTGTCATCTCCTGGCTGTGCTATCAGACCAACATGACCATTGACTACGCAAAGACGCTGTACAAACCGGTGATACCCGACGCGGTGCAAAAGCGCATAGACTCTAAAATAAAGTGCAAAACTCCTCATTTCTTTATTTATGCTAAGGGAAAGACAAAATCCCAAGTTGAGCCAATCAACGGAAGCACAGTCAACCGTCTTGAGAAGTTGATAAAAGATCCACCTTTTGAGTTCAAGAAGATGAGGAATGAGAAGTTCAATTACCACATGCTCATGCATGACTGGGCACAAGGGGAAATCCCGGACGTTATCAACGTTTACAATTCCCTTTATGGGACGCACAAGTACGCATTTCAAGTTGTTGATGACCAGGCGGCGTATGCATATCTCAAGATGGATGCAACAAAGAAACTCACGGATGTTGCCGGAGATTTGACAACTGCTTGCGACGTATTGGTGAAGTATCTGTTTGGGACGCACAAGAGCAAGCGACAAAACCTTTTCTGGCTGTGCTTTGGAGATGTTGTCAAGGAAAATTTGACAACTAATCTAGCAAACACATTCTCTTGCGAGAAGTGCGGAAAACGGGTTGTAAGAACACATGCTAACGAGAGGTATTGCGAGGAGTGCGCGGTGTATCAGAAGATTGAGAAAAAGATTGTGAAGTGTGTGGACTGCGGAATTGAGTTTGAAGTTGATGGGATTGTCAAAAAACAAAAGCGATGTGTTGACTGCAATTTAATCAAACAACGAGACTGGCAGCGACAGAGCATGCAAAAGAAAAGAAAATGTGAAGTTTCTTAATTGAAAGTCAAAGTCAGTCAAACCATTGATACACCTAGATAAACCACACTTTCGCTCAAAAAATATTTTTTGTAAAAAGTCCGCAAACCCTTGCCACACAAGCGTTTGAACCCTCTTTTTCAAAAAACGCCATAAGGGAAGATTTCCCGAATTTACAAACTAAATGGGACATATTTCCCATTACGGGGTGGGCATTGATACTGTCCACCCTGCTTTCCCTATGCAAAATTTTTAGCAAAGGAATGATCGGCAACACATGATTCTGGTAAACAAAAAGGAAGCACAGGAAATTAGAAAAACGTGTCATAACAGCCCTGTGGTTCGTCTTATGCTGAAGGATTCTAAGAGGCACCACTATCTTGCAACTTTTGATTCTAGCGTACAAAAATTACTTGCAGATTTAAGAAGAACTACCATTGCTGAACTAATCAGATCGGAGGAAAAATGATGTTTTTGTTGCAAGGGAAAGCGTCTTGCAAACTTTCTGCTTGAGCGCAACTGCCGATTGGTTAGGATTGATTGTGACCAGAAATCAAAAGGGTTTCTGGTCTTCCTATTTGAGGAAAACGAAATATTAAAATCTGCTCTTATCGATTGGGATACGGAAAAATTGTTTTATTTAATTTGAAGGCAGATAATCTGCGATAATAGAAAAAGAAAATACGCCGCGTTAAATAAGATCAATCTATTGGAGATTTGGTATTATGACTTCGAAAAGATAGATGAAATATTGGCCGGAAAATTACTGATATCTTAATTTGAGAGGATTGAAATTATGCCTTCAAAAACCAAAACCATTGATTTATCTGAGTTGCTTGCGTCTCCAGAGGAGTTGTCTCCAGTTACTTATCAATATTATAAGAACCTCATAAACCGTCGTATTGTTTTCAATCAGAGTTTCGACGCAGATTTGGTCGAGACGGTCATGCTACCCTTGTTGGAAATGGACA